CGCCAGCTATTCCTTTTGTTATATCTATAGCCGCGCCTTGAACTTTGTTAGCTCTCTCTATAACAGCACTATAGCGAGCGCTCAATTTTTCGGCTTCACTCATATTTTCAACCGAAGTCCCAAGTTGTTTAGCAAATTCGGTATGCTCTAATGCTGTTTGTCTTAAATTTATACCTAAAGCCATTACCGCTTGGGATTGCCCAGTAAGCCCAGAAAGTACACGCTGAGTAGTATCTTCGTGAGTTTTTCCGGTGTTTGCTGCAATGTCTGCTATTGCCTTAAAAAGCATTATATTTTCAGTAAGACTAAGCCCTATAGCTGTTCCCTCGGCAATCATTAATTTTGCAGACTTGGAAAGCTCTTTTCTTGTAAAAGTGGTAGTCTCGTTTAAATTTTCTATTTGCTCTTCCCAAAGCGCTAAAGAACCCACCGCATTTACACCAAGTTCTTTAGAAAAACCTTGTATAGTAAAAGAAAGTTGGCGCATGGTATCAGCAAAACTTTTAGCTTTTTCTTCAAACTTAACCATGGAATTAATAAGCTTATCACCAACGGCTATCATTAAATCACCAATGATTTTAAGAGCAAACATTATTGCAGAAGCAAACGAGCCCATTATAATAGCTGCAATTGTTGCAAGAGTACCAGCGAAGCGTAAAAATTCACTGTCAGTACTTTTCATAAGAGCACCAAGGCCAAAAAGAATAGGTGAAAGAAGCAAACCCGCCTCTACTGTTTTTAAAATTCCTGGTCTTAATTTATTGGCCACCACAAAACTACTTTTTAGAGCTGATCCACCAAGTCCCATAAAAGCTTTACTTGTACCTATTATAGAATCACGAGTTTTATCAAACCCGCGTACTAAAGTAGATATGGCAAGCCCTCCAAGAGCAACCATAAGCCCCTTAGCTGTATCGTTGACAACATCAAGCGCCGTATTGGCAAGCTCAGCGCTACTAGCAAGCTCAGTGAAACTTTTACCCCTATCTCTTAGATTTTCCATGCGATCAGCGAATCCATCTAATTGCTTAGAAGCATCTCGCATTTTTACAGCAAATTCTTTTTGTCCCTTTAGCCTCATGACAATAGACATGATAGAAAGTAGATCAGCAAAGCGCCTAAGCTTAGCGGGATCGGTCATCATGTCTATGATGTTTAAAAGATTGCTAAATACTTGTACAGCTCTAGACACTATACTAACTGTAGTTTGTAGAGCCTCAGATACTTGAGTAAACGTGCTAGCTTGCTCTGCTAGGGCACTATTAAATTTAGATGTTGTTTCTGATGCTTTTGTATACGTTGAAGAAAGTTCTACTACTTGTGAGTTAGTTAGCTGTAAAGAAGTATTAAGAGATTTAGAGGTTTTGCTAAGCTGAACTTTAGCTTGCTGCAAATTCTTATAAGATCCTACAGTCCTAGCTACCGCAACTTCAATTTTCTTAAAATCTGGTTCAGTCTTATTTTCAATACCAATAGGTATCTGGAATTCATCGGTAGTTGTTACAGCCATCCTTAAGCCCCCGTTATTTACCGCCGAACATTTTGCCTATTGCCTCTAAAACTTTCGGCACGTAATCAGTAACATCTTGCCAAATCGAATAGTAACGCCGATAATTCCACCGCTCTACAAAGGAAGGGAAGGTCTCAACAAATAACGCAGATTGGTTTTGAAAACTCCCCTCGTCTGGCATTATCCCAGTGTGATAAGCAACATGACATTGCTGGAAGACTTCTGCTACTCTTGCATTCCATGTTGCCTTACCTGGGCAAAAATGATATTCCATGCTGAAATTGTCCAATCGCCTAGCTTTTTTAAGATTATGAAAACCTGGATCTTCGCATTTTCTAATCTTCTTCTGGTCTTTAGGACAAATCTTACATGTATGTTGCTTTTTTGCTGCCGCGTCAGCAAAGTTCAAATCAACTAGCGCGGATATTAGTTTTTTCCTTCTGCTACCACTTCATCTTTTTCAGCCAAATTCATATAGTGGTTAAATATCTCAGTGACTACCCCAATTTGTGGCCTGTCTAAAATACTCATAGTAAAATCATCTACATACCCGCGAGAATCTTTTTTAAGCGTAATGCCATCTTTTGTACCTGGCGGATTTTGGATGTCTTTGAGGACCATTCTCACTATCGTATATGCCCAATTTCCGTAGCTTACCTGAACGTTTTTATCCTCGTCTATTCCCTTGACCATGGAATCTTTGGATTGTGCGCGTTCTTTTCCTGTCAGCTCAAAGTTACAAACAAAGATTGTTGGCAACATGTCTGCTTTGAACTTAAGTTTAGGCTCGTTTTTGGGAGGGTCTTCTTCGTAAGCTTTCCAGTCGTCCTCGCTGGTAGTTTTCCAATCAATAGCACCATCTTTTTTGGAGATAATTCTAACGCAATTTATGCGTTTAGTCTGAGTAAGAGTAATTGCCATTTGTCCACGCCTTTCTTAAAATGAATTTATAATGTAATACCTCTTTATTTTTAGCAAAAAATCCGCTTGGGCGCTATGGCCCAAACGAATAAATAGGCACAATAGAAGCAATTACAAAGGCATAGACTATAAATACTCTAACTTTATCGGATCTTTAGCGCCAGGAGTTGATTGATAAAGCACGCCTTCTAAAGTCACTGGAGTAGTTCCATTTTCAGGGACTTCAATCGGCGGTACAGATACAACCCAATTAGGAGCACTCATTTTTAAGTAACGTCCACTAGCAACATTTCCAACTATGATTTCAGGGGCAAACCCACCAAATTCTCTAGCCTGAACAACATCTGCAAAGTTTTCATTACTTAGATCAAACGTAACACTAAGAGTCATCGTACATCTGTTACCAGCAACAAAGCCTCTGTTAGCATCTGCCCCAAAACAATTATCTTTGTCAATATGGTCGTTGACCACTGAAAGACCAATGTTTGTAGTGCAAATTGCATCGCTTGTAGAGTTAAGTTTAATAGAACCTTCAAGATCGGTATAAACATTGTCTCTACCTGTTTGCTGTACTGCGCCAGGATGCCAAGGGGCTAAAAAGGATAGATCATCAAGATCTACCGCGCTGCCTACTTCTACAGTATGCGAAGCATGTGTAAGAGAGCTCACTAGTAGGCTCCCGTCAGCGCCATAAAGAATTGTTCTACCGTCAGTACCAAGAATCATAACTCTTGAGCCTTCGGTATAACGCTTGGATTGTCCATCTTGGACAATAATATTAGCAGAGGAAACTACCGCGCCATTGACTGAAGCTAAGCCAGCAATAGAAGCTTTTTCTTGTTTCCCTGTAAATTTTTGTGTCCCTGGGGCATCCCCTGGCAGTGTTAGCGTATAGTCTCTAGCATAAGCTCCCGTATAGTATTCACCGAAGATTGTAGAGATACGTGCTAATGAAAAGTAAAAATTTGGTAGCCCTTGCTCATAAACAATAGATGTTCCAGAGTTTACGGTTTCTTTTCCGAAAATACTTTCCATCAAAAGCCTAATAGTGGTGTCTAAAGAATCACCAGCACTTCCGTTCATATTTACATAAGCGTCCATGTCAAATTCTGCCATTTTCTTTTGCTTGATAATGCCAGTGTGAAAACGTCCAGTTCTATGGGCATTAGATTCAATGGGTTGCTCGTAGGTTGGTCCGCCCGTTGTATATAATAAGAAATCTTGATCGTCTACGCCTGCCGATTCAGTAGCTCCATTTGCTACGCCTAATTTAAGATCGTCAGCTACGTTGTCGCTTGCAGCATCAGTGACTACAACACTAGAGGTAAGTCCAGTGAATTGAGAATAAATCGCATAATGAGCATCTGCAATATCAAAGAAAACCCAAACGCGAGCGTCTTGACTAGCAGCCGCAAGAGCTGAATTGATTTGGCTTTCTAATTCGGCTTCAATAGCCGCGCCTGTTGTTAGCCCTACAAGAGTTAGAGCTACGTTAACCAATACGCCGCCATCTACTGCTACATCTAAGTTAAGATCTGTACCCGCTGAGATATCAGTAGAAGCCGTAATATCTCCTAAACAGCTTCCCTGTGTTCCAATTCTTGGAGCTGAAAAAACTCTAGGAGTCGCTTCTTTTCTTATGAAGATACTTCCGTCTAATCCAATATTATAACCTTGCTTATCACCTGCGTAAATCTGACTGTAATCCACTTTTGATCGATATTTCTGGCCCATGTTGGTACTCCTTTACCTTTGTTTATTGTCTAAATTGAATAATACTATACCCAGTAGCTGCCGCTTGGGAAACTACCCTTAGTGTTCTAAGAATCTTGGCAGAACAATTGTTGCATACAAAACATTGGCCCGCTCCAATTCTAAAACCATCTGTAAGCGGGTCTACCGCTTTTCCAATAGCAAAATATGTAGCTGTAGCCTCTTTATCCACACATAAATGAAATCCGTGAAGATTAGCTTTTACAGATGCCGAGACGATCGCTAATTGAGCTGACGTGCCCGCCGTGGCGTGCGCTAAGTCAATCGTATTCATTTTTGCATTGGAGTTAAAAGCATCTCCAAAACAAACCGATGAAATTAAAAGAAAAACTAAAAGTAAGTATTTCATTTTACTTTCTCCATTGTGCTACGCCATACCCGTTAGCATCGGCTTGGGCAGATACCTTCATAGTTGATAGCAATGATTTGTTGCACTCAAAACATTCAAAACATTCGCCTTTTCCTATTCTAATTCCTGCATCAGTAACTATAGTAGCCCAGCCAATGATTAAAAAAGTAGAGGTGTTTACAGCGTCATTACAAACACTAAAACCACGCATGTTAGCAATGGTTGAAGACACTGCGCTAGAAGAGCTTACACCATCGGTTGCTTTAGCAATACTTGTATGCGTAGTGTCTACATCCGCTATATCAGTAGTTACGCCATAGCCTGAATTTGTAATCGTCAAAACCGCTGTAGAAATTGCAGTTGCAAAAGGAGTACCAGAAATAGCATCTAACGCCGTTTTGGTGTTTGTTGCTACTGTAGCATCTGTATCGTTTGTAGCTATGCTTGCTTTAACTAAAGTAGCGCCTGCTACCGTAGGAGCACTACTACCAGCGTCTACATCATACCAAATTGCATACTTTACAGCGTCTAGAGCACTATAAATTACAAAGTATTTCGCGCTTAGATCTCCTGTTGAATCCGCTCTACAAGTAACTCCACTAACTTCTTTTGCTTCTAGGTTAGCCGTTCCGCGTACAAAACTTACGTCACTTGATCTATTATCTGTATCTGAAATTTCAGCAAATACAGGAAACGATAAAACAAAAAAGCTTAATAAACATACTAATAAATTTCTCATTGTTATTTATCCTTATCTGCTAAATTGAAAGATTGAATACCCATTAGTAGCCGCTTGTCCTTTTACTTTTAATCCGCTAAGTACGGAAGCCTTGCAGTTTTCACATACAAAACAAGCGCCCTTGTCTAATCGTATGCCATCGGTAGCTACGTCAGCAGCTTGGCCAAGCATAAGATAAGTAGAAGTGTTTACAGCGTCGTTACAAACTTGAAACTTATAAAGATTAGATTTAACGCTAGAAGAAGCAATAGCCGCCGCTGTAGTAGTTCCTACTATAGAGCGATAAGCTTCAATTTTGCTAATCCTGGTATCTTCCGAGAAAAATCCAGCGCTTGCAACATTTGCTAAACACATTACTGCTAAAACTGAAAACAAAATTCTAAACATTTTAATGCCTCCTTTAAAGATTATATAACTTAGTTCTATAATGAATTGTAAAAGTGATTCCATAAAATCTATTAGCCTCAATCATATTCAAATCTGGCGAAATTGACAATGGACTAATAAGATAAATACTTGGATGTATTGACCTAAACCCGTCATTTCTTTGCGCTGTAGCAGAATTTGCATAGATAGCCTTAAACACATTGGCAACAAATTCCATCATAACGCTATCAGTGACTTCGTTATGAATAAGTTGGAGCTCTATAGACCATTCACCTTCATAGCATTGATGCAGTAACTTGGGCTTATCCAGCCCCTCTAATGCTAATATAGCGGGCAATTCATATTCTTCTAATGAAAGCCCAGTAGGAATTTTATCAGAGAGTACTTTGTTAACCCCAAATGAGTACCCATTTGCTACGGTTATTGTCTTTAGTCTATCGACAAAATTTTCAAAAATCTGAGCTTTTAACGAACTCATTTTTGCCCACCTCGCGTAAGCTCTTGAGCTATGCGTGTTGCTGCTAGATTACCAAAATCACCGCTGTTAAAAGCCTGGTTAATAGCTGGTCGCAAGTAAGGACGCTCAGGTATTTTGACTTCATCTCGCAAATGAAAAAGTGGTGTAAGCTTAAATTTAACACCCTTGCCAGCTATTTTAAGAACATGGAAGGCTAGAAGATTCCCGGCTTTACTGTGAAATATGCGAAACCGAGAGCTTTTGTGCATGTTATTGATAAATTCACTAGGAGTCATACGCCGAAACTTATCAGCCCTACCACCCCAAAGTTTTACCCAAAGATGCTTTGCTTTGACAGGCTTTATACCATCATGACCATACTCGTGTACTGCGCCGTAAGGGATGCCCTTTGTTCCTACAAATCCTTGTGGCCAGCCGTCATTGGTTAAAGTATATCCTGAGTAAATGGCATTTAAAAGCCTGCCTGATAACCTTCGGTGTCTTCTTCCCGTAAATTGATCAGTAGCGTTAGCTTTGGCCAGCCCCTCGGCTTTAGTAACGGTTTCAATAAGAGCAAGAGAGTAGCCGCGTTTCCAAGCATCCTGCATGTTACGCATGTAATCAACCATCTCGCCTATGTCTAAAACCTTCGCCATTTTGTAGCCTTATTGTCTAATATATTAGCACTTATATATTCCTAGTAGCCATTGGCTGGGTAGGAAATTCAAAAGATTTATAAGGTGTAAGCATAGCTACTATAACTTTTGGAAGTCCCGTAAGGCCATCCCAAGAACCTGCATCATCGCTATCATAACTCTCGGATTCATCTTTTTTAGACCGTGATGCCATGCCTATAGACTTTCGACCCTTGCGTCTAAAAACAGCTTCGCTAGCCTGTAAGAATGCCAAATAAACATCTTTAGGCACGCCGGCATAGCCATAAGTATAATCGATTCCGATTACTGATCTTTGAAAAGGTGTTGATTTAACACCTTGCAAAATTATTCCATCCGGTTTAACGGTGTAGTAATCAGAATCTAAAACGCTTCCCTCACTACCATCAGCTTTAGTCCAAAAGCGTATCTCTTGCACACTTGTAATAGGCCAATAACTTGTTAATATTGTATCAGAACGATTGCCATCTGTTACTTCATTAGTAACAGTTGTAAGAGAAAATTTAGAATCACAATAGTTTAATATAGATTGCTCAGTAGAATCCATAATAACTTGTAGTGTAGAATCATGATCAGTATTTGTTAATGGAATACCAATCCAATTTTTAACTGCGTCTAATGTAGCTATAGCCATTTTACACCTTTGTTACCCAAAACATTAGGGCTATGCAGCATATTAAAAAAGTTATGGCGTATGTTAATACAAACGTCATTTCGCTTTAGCTTGTGAACGATTACGCATAGACTTATTGCTAGATGATTTTTCATCCATTGCTTTTTCAGCTACTGGCTCATCTTTTTTATCTTCTTTAGGAGCTTCTTTAGGAGCTTGCTTAGACTTTTCCATAGATTTTTTTTCCCCACCCTCTAGCTCGTAAAAGATATTGGCTAAACTCTCTTTTTCAACTTCGCCAGCATCCACTAGAAACGGTTTGTATTGGGCAAGCATCCTGCCACTGACTTCTTTACTTACTAAAATACTTTTACCTTCTTCAAGGTAAACGCCGCCACATTCCACTAGACAAAGAGTCTCACCTTTTCGATTTGCTACATTTAATTTCACACATTTCATAGCTTAACTCCCCTTAAGTTTAAAAGCCCCTACCCCTATTTAGGGGAGGGGCTCGATTAAACAAACAAATTAAAATTACTCTTATGGAGTAGTTTCGATATTGATAGCCATTTGAATACTAAGTTCATCCGCAGTTTGTGGAGTACCAGCAAAAGCGTGACGAGCTTTAGCGCTCATAAGCATCTTGTCAGAACTTGGAAGACTAGGAGCTGCCCAAACTCTAGTTGCTTGACGAGTCCAGTTATTGAAACGTGACTTTTGTACTAAAAACATTGCTGTTTTAGTTTCGCCAGAACCATAAACACCTGCCGCTGTAAGATCTTCTCTCATCCACTGTGATTCAACGCCATTGACGCCAAATACTGGGGGCACTTGGCCAGTTACGTTAGAGGCTAATCCACCAAATGCAAATGCAGTGAAAAGTTCTGGAATCGCGCCTGTTACTAAGTCCAATGCGATAACAGGGGCAAAGATCCAAGCAAGGTCAGATTTTTCACTAGATTGCTTGCCCATTCTTTTAAGAAGCGTAGCAAAAAGAAGTTTAGAAGCTGTATCGCCACCATGATCATAAACGCAGGTAGTATTATTAGCTGTTGTTGCCGCTTCGTTAGCTAAAGCAAGTTTACGAAGTCCTGGCCATGCTTTACGAAAATCAGTGGCTACAGTAACATCAGAATCCATATGAGATCCCGTAATGTCACCATTTAAGATACAATCTTCATAAGATCTACCAATGCCGCGCACTGTTTCACGTCGAAGTTTGTCGATAATAGCGGGACTAGAATCATCTAATAAATCTTGAGTAATAATAGAATGAACTACGTTATTTTTTGCTTCTACAGTATAAGCTGATTTAGTATTAGACTGAGCTGTAAAAGTAGCATCATCAGTTTCAAGTTGTCCTTTTAAAAGACCTAACGCACCAGGAACACGAACATAAGTAGCATCCATTGGCAATTGGTCAAAAAGATCAGCCAAAAGAAGTGGGATCTCATATTCTTCAAAGAAAAATCTTGCTTGAGCTTGCGTATCTGCCCATGTGCTGAAATCTGTAACATCAAAAGCTTTAAGCATTGGAGCTAAGATTTCTTTGAACAAAGGAACAGTTTGCATTTGATCAGCATTAACATGCTGAGTCTTGTATTTGTATTGGGCTTGAATTTCAACATCGCTAATAGCTTTTTTCAAATGAAACAATCTAACGCGTGTTTCTTCTGGAAGCATTCCTGTTGAAGCTTTTGATCCAAAATTCAAAGGAATAGATTTAGTTTTGTTGTCTTCGTCACCAATTTTTTTCCCAATAATGTCAGCCATCGAACGAGCACCGATCATCTTTGCCATTTCCATATCTTTAGCATAGACAGGCTTGCCAACTTGTTCGGGAGCTTTTTTAGAGTTTAAAATGCCGTAAATCTTATCGACGTTTTTTTGTGTTCCTTCGCTCATGTTTAGAATCTCCATTTCCTTCGTTAAACAAAGTAAATTATATAAATTAAAATAAAGGCTTATTCGCCTTGATTTCCTTCAACCAATGCTAAAACACTTTCAGAAAGCTTACCTAAAGTCTCATTGATCAAAGTGAAACCATCTTCAATAGACTTCACGCGATCTTCTAAAGCAGCATCAACTTGCTTTTTCTTATCGTCGTCTTCTTCTTTATCGTCTTCTTCTTTATCGTCCTCTTCTTTTGGTGGCTTCTTTTCTTCTGACTTAATGATTAAAGATTCTGATAAATCAAGGCTTCGTTTCATCATCTCATTTGTAGACGTTGATAGAGTTACTAGACTCTTAATAGCGTCCAACAATTCTTGTAATTGCTTCTCATCCATTTTATGTTCCTCGTTTTTAGTGTTCTCGGAATTACCCTTTTGGGTGATATCTTCGTTAGACGATTTAGCATTGGATTCAAATGTTACATTATCATTATTCCATAAAGATGCAAACTTATTCAAATGCTTGGCATAATTTTCATGAATTTTTTTCATTTCAAAGGTAGCACCAGGATTCGCAGGCACTGGCACTACTGATAATTCTAACATTTCCCACTCTTCAATAATAGCTGGCTCGGTTAATAATCCCTCATCGTTAAACATTGGAGCTTTGATTTTTTTTGGTATAAAGCCTATGGATACAGTCTTGATAACCCCTTGAGCCACAAGGGATCTAATGTCTTTTTGTATGTCTGTAAGAGGGGCTTTTTCTGGATCTCCTATCCAACCTTCAAACTTTAGACCGTCTTCTTCTGGCCTTATCTCAGTAATACAGCCCACACTAGAGCGAGTCATGTACATATGATCAACGAGCAAAACAGGATTTTTCAAATAGTTACGAGCGTCAAGACCTACAGGGCTAACGATTTCATCCATTCTATCTATGATTTTCTCATTTGCTACACCACGGATATACATCCTTTTTGTAGTATTATACTCAACATCTGACATATCAGAACTCTTACCACCTTCTTCAACGCTTAGAATTCTTCCGTCAAAACTGGGAGCATCTTCCGGGCTAGGTTCCTCACCCTTTTGGCCCAGCTCTAAAGCTTTTTGAATATAATTGGTAAGTGGGGTTTTCTTTTGCTCTAGCCACAACTCTACATCTTTGGAATTTCCTATAATTTTTATGGCCATTTTGTAGCCCTCCTTAGCTATATGTTACTCTGTTGTTAATATCGCCTCTGCATTACTTACAGCCCCCGATGGTATTACATTGGCCATGCTACATCTGCAATTTATAACATCGCCAGCGCCACCTTGAAAATCTCTAGGATAACGAAGACGTGCGCCCGTGTTTACATTTATCCATACGTAATCTTTAGGAACAATGCCAGAATTCCCCACATTCTCAAAAGCCGCGTGGCCGTCCCTGGCATCGGGATTCCTCCCTACATCTCCAACATGAAACCACTGCTTATTAACCTCAGAAAACACGGTGCCAAGAACATCCTGGTTCCATTTTAATCCTTGAGAAACGGCATGTAAAACTTCAGTTCTGGCTATCGTAAAGGCTTGATCTGCATAATTTTCGCCATAGCTTTGCGCAATAGTTTTAGCTATTTGCTCTGTTGTCTTACCCTCTTTTAATCCACTTTCAATGAGCCCCATTATTAACTCTGTTCTTGTATCATCAAAGCCAAGAAATGATTCTAAAGATCTTTCAGAAAGTTGTAATCTTTGCCCATCGCGCGTTTTCTCTCGTATAGCTTCAATCGCCAGCTCGTCAACATCACTAAACTGTTTGTGAGATATCCAAGAAAACGATTTTGCTGACACCTTGCCTAGTACAAATCCTTGTTCTTGGGTGCCCAATAATATTGGCAGCGCTGCCCCGGTGTATAACTCAGCGCGTTTAGACTTGCGAGCTTGTAGAAATTTGCGTACATCGGCACCCGTTACTATTGCTTCTTTAGCCTGAATCATAAGAGCATGAATATAAGCGTCATAAGCTTTAATATATTTTAGCATCTGCTTTTTTTCAATGCGATTCTGACTATTTGATATACTAGCTTTTAATCTACTGGTTTCTGCGCTCTTGTCATCACTGGGTTTTTGGTCTTCTAAATCCTCATTTTCTTGCTCGTCACTTTGCTCGTCTTCCGGCTTAGGAGGCCCACTATCTTCTGGCTCATCTTGTACAGAGAAAGGATTGCTAAAGCTTTGCCCAATCTCAGCTACAAACATGTTACCACGCTTGTCTTGTTCATTAAGTGGATTATAGCCTAGAATATCTTCTCTAATCTCGTTGACTGTTAGCACCTCTCTTACTGCTAATATATCTTCACCCTTGCTAACTAAAGATCCTTCTACCGCCGCGATGCCACTATAATCGGGAGCCACTTCTACCTTGCCCCCGTAAACTTCACGTACAAGATAAGAATTATTCCAGCCCGCTGCTATAAAATCAGCCAAAGGCACTATGGAATTTTCCCAAAAAGTTCGCTCTTGTATTTCCGCTGTAGAGCGATTTACATCTTGAACAATCCCCACCTTCATGGGCGGTACACCAAGTACAGCAAGCAAGGTTAAACGATTCTCGCGCAAACCCTCAAGGTGTTGCATCTCATTCATGGTCAGCCCTGAGTTTACCCACTTGGCTCCCTTAGGTAAAAACAAAGTTCTCCACCAATTGCGCTTACCTGTAAATGCAGACTCAAAAGTTCTCATCAACCTTTCCATTCGGCTTTTGGTCATGTCTTCAGTGGTTTCAATTACCCCTGCGTTAGTCGCGCCGCGTAAATAAAAAGCCATCTCAAATTCATTTTTATATCTGTCTAAAAGGATTGGCCGCGATGCCGCCGTGTATAGTGATAACCCAAAGAAAGGATTAAATGGGTTAGGAAATTTATGGTGTATCACTTGCTCATATGGGACTTTCTCATACCCTCCAATCATTGCACACATGGGCCCACCGTGAAGCTCTATACTATCGATTGGGCCCACTGTTTCCATTTTTAGCTTATCTTCAGAATTCTTAACCTCTCTCATTTTTAAGTTTGCATATTCAATAGGAAGGTGATAAGGAGTTTTATAGTCTTCGCTAAGCACACGTATAAAATTACCGCCCATAATTAAATCAACATACCCAGCCCAATTTAGACTCTTGGCATCTTGCATATTATTGCCGCTATCAATAAGCTCTTGCAGGGGATGAGCTTCCAACCAATCCTCACTACCAGGGTTTCTAACTTTAAAAGGTATTGTTGTGAGCGTTCTAGCAATCAAAGACGCTGTAGCAAATGCCCATGGCTCTTTGATGTAAAGACTTTTAAGTCTGCTTACTGTTGATTGTATATCAAACTCTTGACCAAAATATCCTCCCTCATCTGCATAACCCGCAGTCTGAAATTGATTAAGATCAAATGATTTTTCGATAGCCTTATCAATCCCAGCTTGCAAACCGTTTAGCTTGCAAAGGTCAACCATTTCCATATTCTCACTAAGCATTCGCTCATTAAGCGAAGGGTCTTTAGTTGCAAGATCTGGCGCCGCCCCACCTTTTTTAAAAAATCCCATGCTGACTATCCTTTTCGGTTTTTCTTTTTAGATAATGAAGCTATTTTGTTCTTTTTCCTACGATTATCTCTAGCCTTTTGCTTGCGCTCTTCTTGTTCATCCTCAAGCTGTTGAGCGTTGGGCCGCGTCTTTCCTTTGTTAAACAGTCTTTTGCTACTAGCCTTAGTCATTATGCACTATCCTCGTCAAAATCAAAATCATCCTCGCCATCTTCTGATTCATCAAAAAATTCATCTTTATCAAGACTTCCAGCAGCATCTGCCCAAGTAGCAATGTTATCCTCATCTTGTTTTTCTAATGTACCGTCTAAAGTCTGTTCTAACATTTTTTCGGCTTCCTCTGCCATACTCGATTGATACGCCGCTGAAATTGCTAGCATAGCTGCACACACTACATCGTCATGCTCACCATCGGGAGCCGAATAAGAATGAAGCCCTGATCGTGTTACAGACAATTCATAACTAGCCAACTCGTGTTCTATTTGCTCAATGCGCGGGGCTCTATGCCAGCTTTGCTCAATGGCCATAGTAGTTCGCGTCACCATTTCTTGTTTTGATTTGTTTGTGAACACCACTGGGGTGATAGCTGCGTCTATATCAGCTTCGCTAAATAAATCTCCTACCGCAATACCCACACCTGTAGCGTCAAAACGAATATGATTATCAGTCTTGGGATAATAGCGCTTAAGATATGTCTGCACTCTTTCCACTTGCGTCGTATAAGGAGCATGTCGAAACCTGCAATATCCAGTTAGCCTACCCTCTAAATTCACGCTATAGTATACTGTCCAATCTTGCATCTTAGCCAAATCGATACCGTGAACAGTGTCTTTATCGCGCTCTGATTGTTCAGGGTGTACCCAAAATTTTGCCCTTCCCTCTGGTGTCTTTAAAGATTCATCCCACACACTGCCCAAATCGCCAAACACTGAGCCCGAACTAACAAACATAGCATTATAATACTGATCAAAAAGAGCCTTGGGTAGTAACCTTTTAGCCTGATCTAAAGCTTGATCAGACACATAAGGTGAGTCGTTTGTTTTAAGATGAGCCCAGCAATAGAAGGGATCTCCTCGTTTAGCTTGCCTGAATACATCATAATACCAATTGAATCCTCGCGGTGTTCCCGTGACAATGCCCTTGCCCATAGTCTGAGTGATGGTAGTGAATACAGAAAACCAAACCTGTTTGGGTGTCTTACCAGCTTCGTCTACTACGAAGTAATCCACTGCTTCACCCTCAACCGTTGTTTCAGCATCTTTACCGTGCAGAAACTTTATAAAAGATCCATTGAGAAAGCGTATCTCTAAAAGACCGTCCAGGCATTCCACAAACTCGTTACCTATTGATAACATTGCTTTTAAGTACCTGTACCCAATCTTAGCTTTAAGATAAGTTGGAGCAATCCACACACAAAAAGAGCCCGGATTTTCCAGCGCTTGACGTGATAGCCATAAAGCACACCCATATGATTTCCCAAACTTAGTACCACAAGGGGCTACTAAGACTTGAGCCTTGGGGTGTATATCTGTCCAAGAATAAAAGATATCCTGCTTTTCATGAGGCTCAGGTAGAATAATAGAAACGGTTTTAGGAGCATCATTTAGCGCTAACATTAGTCAACTCTTTTAGGATGCGAGTTTACAAATTTTCCATTGCGATTTACTTCTACTAGAAACACTGGTCCTTTGTTATCTTTTTTCTCTATAGTTGTGTCTGTAGTACTAGGCTGGTCTACTCCAAGATTATCAGTTGTTAGACCTAACGCAAGTCTTTGAATTCTTTGAATCTTTTCACATACTTCCGCTATATGCTTTAGATGTATCGGCGTCATAGTGCTCTTGAATTCTTCAAAAAAAGCCTCGCCCGTCTCACTGTCTGTTATCTGTACTTTTTCCCAGGACTTTGCTAACTGGTCTTCAACATGTTTGGCAAGCATATTAGCCCGCCGAAAATCCGCCCGCGCTTGATTCTCTCTAAACTTTTGAATAATTTCCCACGGTGTTACCGGAAGAGAAGGATTTTCTACAGTAGCATCTCTAGCTACAAACTCAGCCGCAACATCGTCAAGGATTCTAGCTACTCCTTTTTCCCACAAAGTCATCTGTCTTTGACATATTTTTTGTTTAGGATCTAATCCTTTGTCTCTTAGATACTCATACTTGTGGGGCATTCCCTTCGATATCCACTCATCATAAAGTAACTCCCAATTAACATGTGGAATAGCTGCCTTTGAATTGGGTTTCCTACCTTTTTTCATAGTTACTTTTCCCACTTGTATTTATTACTAATAATACCACTATGTTTATATTAACATTTTATACACATATTCTGTACCACATAACGGCTATAAGTTAACTGCCAAAAGTAAATAATCTTTAAACTGTTTTTTAGATACTTGCTTAGGCTGAGCAAGGTGACAATTAAACACGGTTACCCTATTCTTATCAAACCATTTGTATATACTTATCAATATATCCGGCTTACATTTAAAAATATTTATAGGTGTTCTATCACCTCTCTTAACATCTATTATTAAATACAGCGTATAATTTCCCTTGCTATCTGTATCAATAACAGGTTGTATTAAATATCGGGGATGGAATGTTTTTTGGTCCATTCGGCTTTATCTTTATCATTACTGATGTTTCTCAAGATACTATAATATAATATATTTAAGCCGATATATGCAAAAAACCACCACCCCGAAAAACCTTTTTCAAAAATAGCGTATCCAAAAATAAGTACGCTAGTAGTTGCAAAAACAGTATAATTAGTAATCATCCTACATTTTCTCCCATTTACTAATAAAAATATCATTACTCTATCGCCTTTTTAAACCCACAAATTGTACATACATAATGCTGCAAGTCTTCACTCCACTCAATAAATTCAATAGGATGTCCACACTTAGCTTGCACTATTTCTCTTTCTTGTCTTCTAAAATTTGCAACAAACTTAGTCTTTGCTATCACGTCCATTAAATCTATTCTACTCACTGCAATTTTCCTTTCACGCTACCTAAATAATTATTCCAATTATTAGTAAGCTGTTCTTGATTATATAAAATCACTGCGAACTCTTGCATTACCCAATCATAAAATACAGCTTGAGGATGCCTTGGAGTAGGGTTTAAATTTTCTAACTTTATTTGCCTGTCTAAATTCTTTCTAAGATCTAGCACTAGCTCTGCTATTCTTTCGCCCACTACTTTTATCTTTTCTTCATGCTCTTTTTTACTGTCCATTATGTGGCTCCAATGATGATATTTTTTTCTTCCAATGCTCAAACAAAAAACGAACAAATGAAGAGGTACCCATTCCGTACCTTTTTGCGCACTCTAAGAAGTCTTCTTTTTCTCTTTGAGATAAAGAGAAGCTAAGCTTATCGGACTTATACCCTGGATCTCTAGGAGGTCTTCCACCCAAATTTTTGCCTAACTTCATTACTCGTACTCGTCTTCTTTTGGAGCTCCCAAAATTGAAATGTTTAAGTTAACTTCACTATGCTTATTATGAAGATAACCACATGCTTCCAAAACAAACCAAAGTAACTCCTTTAACTTACGACACTCATTAAGCCTATCTTCTCCAAACTCTTCAAGCGTCTCAAAAACAAACTCTTGAGGCATACAATCCTCTTCTGTCTCAAGCTCTTTTACATAGTATCCATTAAGCGCTGTTCTTATCGAAAATTCTTTCATACTTTTAAAACTCCTTTAGAGATTAGAAACAAACTTCTTTGCTTGCGCTACGTAGATAGCGTGATTAGAAGTAAAATTTTTAGCTAAATCAATGTAGTATGGGATATAACACCTTCTAGAAATATCCCCACTTTTTGGATAACTCATCAATATAGAATCTTTATACAAAACAGAAACAGCACTAGAATATTCAAAAGTATCATCCCTATCGAAGTTAATTTCCCAAATTAATTCATAGCCTTTATTAGTAGTTATTTTAGCCAACCATTCACTTCCAGCTTTATCATATGTTACCCTTGAAAATTTCATATTACTTTCCTCTTAAGATCTTTGTTTCATTACTTCATTAGCGATAACTCTTAAATATAAGCCCAAAAGAGCTAGAGTTTTTATGCTACTAATAAACTACTCTTCCGCATTGCACACATGCAAAAGTATAAACGTCCTTAATTTTTTCTACAGGTTGTGTATATTGCGCTTTACAAATATTTATTTTGCTTCTACTTATTTTGTAATTGCTAACGTTAACTGGATCACCGTTACTAGTGAAGGTTCCAGCTACTGCTATTAAGTAGCCTTTTTCGGGAGCGTCATAAACCAGCCCAATTACGCCACCATCTCGATCTAATAAAGCTGCCTCATTAATAGTTATATTTTTCATTTCCTAGCTCCTTGTTTCTTAGAGACTTTATTGCCCCGATAAGAATCACACTAAGTTAATTCATAATAAACGTCAAGCACTTTTTTAGTAAAAATGCAAATTACTATAATTACAGTAGTATTTCTGATAGGTTAGTTAGGAATTTAGCGAGAGGTTTTCTTTTCAAACTGAGTAATCCAAGCTGTACAAACAATGCGCATTAGCTTAGATACGTCTTTGAATCCCAGTCTCTTAGAAGCTTTCTCAAGCTTGTGCTTATCGGATTCAGGAATCTTAAAGGCGAGTGTTACTGTTTCCTCATTTTCTCTTAGACGCGGTTTTCCTAATTTTACTTTCTTCTTTGCCAACATTTAAATCATCTCCAATATAAGCACACAAAAACGCTTTGACCATATCTTGTGCAGGTTTAGATTCTTTTTGCGGTACTTTCCAAAAGCGCATATGATTGCCGATCCACCAATAATCAAACCCGGCGGGCCACAAATTATCAATTTCACCCAGCCCACATTTGATTATATCTTTAGAAGTATCCCCTAATTTTGCGTAAGAGCTTTTCCACTTCGCATCTTTAACTACCCAATCTACAAAGGATTGCAGGACAGCCTCAGCAAAAATCGGATCACTAGTAGAAAAATTTTCTTGTACTGCATTCACCATATTCTACCCCAAAATCTAATATTTACCCGCTCAACTTATACACGAGCAAAAGTATTGTCAAACGATTTTACCACCATGAAAAGTGTATCCCTGTTTTTTTAATTCTTCTTCGTCCATGGGCTCTTCGCTAAGCTCATTATTTTTGTTTGCAATTTGATCACTGTCTTCTTTCTCATCTAGCATATCCAAAATTCCCAAGTCTTTAAAATAACGTTCTAGCGCCAATTCAATTGTAGGTGAAACAAGATGCCCACGTTTGTGCATAAGTTTAATCATTCTTTTATCTATTCTACAACTAACATGCACCCTACTTACCTTTACTATTTCTCTAACTTCCACCCCTATCTCCAATAAAAATTTAGCCGCACCACAAATGCACCACAAATTAATATTCGTCTGCACTAAATGCACTATCTTTTAATTCTTGCTCGCTCACAATTTGAGCACTGCCTTCTTTTCCATCAAACAAATGCTTAATTCCCTCCTTTTCAAAATGCTCAATCAAAGCAATTTCAATAGTTCTTGATATTTCCATATCACGTTTGACCATAAAATCTAGTATCCTCACGCTTATTCTACATGCGTGCGGTTTGCGCTTTACTCTAGTAATAACCATTAAACATATCTCCTTATGGATACACTTTCTACATCATTTGCAAGACACTTACGCTACACTTATTTGAATATATTCCAGCTTATTTAAGATTTGTCAAGGTTTTTTTCCTAAAATGCTATAAAAATAGACACACATCAACAAAGGTTACGTCACCAGAAACCACGTTCACGTCACCTCCCAAACCCTACCTACGCATAGCTTACAGACCATGACAGGGTATTTTTTTGCAAAAAAAAATAAAGCCCCCTTCTCCCCACATATTTAATTCGTATTTCCATATATCATATATTTTATTTATTTCTATACTATTACTATGTAAATAGAAATATTAATGTAACAGTGTAACTTATCTTCTCTACCCCTTTCACAGCTGGGATTTTAGCGGTTTCGTGATATTTTAGCTAAAATGAAACCTCATGTAAACACGAAACCTAACGAAATGCCCAAGATTCCAGCACCTTAAAAACCTGGTAATTTTCCTTAAAAAAAGGGAGCCTAGAATCTAGGCCCCACCTGTAAGATGATAGAATTGTTATAATAAGTTTATCCAGGGTTAATGAATAATGGTAAGTCCTCTTTTTTCTAGGGCTTCAGATTTATCAAATTTGATTCCTTGAAGCCCGCGCGTAGCTTTCCCATTTATCTTTTTTATAAGGTATCTTTCTTTATAATCTGGAAGCATCTTAGCCAGTCTCTTTCCGAACTCTCTAATAACAACAGGCTT